AAAAAAAAAACCGCCACAATGGCGGTTTTATTGGGGTTTCCGGTACTTGCTGGGCCTTACCGAAAAACAGTCTGGTGCCGGAGACAGGCACCTAACCTGGCGCCAATTCCCCTGCATCTCTTGACTGTGCCTGCTACTCCTCTCAGCCAATGTACTGATCCATGTACTTCCAGGGTCACGCTGGACGCTGGTGGTTCGACTCCGGTAAGCGAAATCGTACCGGGTTTCAACATTGCCCAACAGGGGATGTCGGCATTGCTCGCAATGGCTATGTGCCATAAGATCCGCGCCTCACTAACATGGACTAGATGTCATGCGACTCAAGCACGCCTTTCTTTTTACCACCCTCCTCATATCTGCCTGCGGTGAGTCAGAGCACTGGCCTGAACACAAGCTAACGGATGAAATTCGAGCGGTCGGCACGAAAGAGAAGGCGCTGTATGTCAAAAGCAAGTTCAATCCTGATGAGAAAGCCCAGGAGTACGTAGCCGGCGGCGACTACATGAACTACGGCAAAACGATGATCCATCGTGACGGCCCGAACATGAAGATCGATGAGCAAGGCGCCCCGATGGTTATGCAGGGAGGGAAGTTTTACTACGGCCCAGGTACCGTCGCTATCGCAGCCTTGGCCGCGCATGGTCGCATGCTTGCTGGCGAGGACAAGGCAAAGTTCCTCTCCATTTCCAACAAGCTCGCCGAGCTGCAGGACAAGGATGGCGCCCTGCGGTACCCATTCACCTTCCGTCATTATTCGATGGGCCAGTACTACAAGGTAGGCTGGACCTCCGGCATGGACCAGGGCATGGCCCTGAGCGTCTACTCCAGGGCGTACAAGCTGACTGGCGACAAGAAGTGGCTGGACTACGGCGAAAAGGCTTTGGCGTTCCTGCAGGTCAAGTACCCGGATGGCCCGATGTCCGATCTTCGGTTCCTCGACAAGTCCCTTGCTGGACGCGCATTCTTCCTGGAGTACCCGGCTGAGCCAAATGCCTACACCTTGAACGGCTACATCTTCACCCTGTTTGGCTTGTACGACTGGTGGAAGGTCACCGATTCCAGCCAGGCAGGAAAGCTGTTCAATGACGGCGTCGACACGCTTGAGCACCTTCTGCCTTATTACGACATCGGCACGTTCTCGGCCTACGACCTTAGCTACATCACCAACTCGCAGCTTCCATACCTGCAGCCGCGCATGCCTCACGTGGCTGCTCGGTATCATTCCCTGCACATCTCGCAGCTGATGGGCCTTTACTCGATTACTGGCAAAGAGATTTTCCCGGAAACCGCCAATCGCTGGAGAGCGTACGCCCATCCTTGATGGGTGCAGATAGGTGCTATCATTCGCCGACTCAACCTACGGACGGACGAAATGAAGCACCTATCTGCGATCCTGCTTTCTGCCTTGGCATTATCTGCACATGCCAGCGACACCAAAGCCCTGACAGACGGCGCCAGCGATGCGTACTCCCAGTGCCTGGTCCAGGAGTTCGATCAGCAGAAGGGCAAGACAGTCTCGAATGATCTCGCCAACAGCGTGATTGTAGCTTGCAAAAAGAGCCTGGCCGCTCATGTAGAGCATCTGTACAGCGTTGAAACCGCTGACCCAAATCAGAAACCTGGCTCTGAATCCAAGGATGAGTTCCAGGAAAGGGTTACAGCAGAGGAAGTTAAAGAAGCGAAAATCCTGATTGGGTCATGGGTCGCACAATCGAAGTGAAAAAAGGGCGCCAGACGGCGCCCTAGTTCTTTCTGATGGACCAGGCAAGGGTTACCGTTGCGCCTGGGTTGGCATTCAAGGCTATCCGGAATGTCGTAGCAGTAGGGTTCCCAGAGATAAGGTGGTAGGTGGCAGCCCCTAACGAAGAGTTCGGCGTTACCGTGATGTCCTGCGGAAGAGGCGTGTAGTTCAACCCGTGGGTTACGTCCACGAAGGTGTTGCCCGTTGTGATGCTGGCAACGCCAGAAGCCTCTGTCTTGTAGCCATCGTTGTCCTTGATGCTGTTGCTTGTGCCTTCGTCCAGCACGCCTTGAACGGTTGCCCCCTCAATGACGTTGTCCCGAACCCGGTTGCTAGAACAGCCCGCACGTAGTCGGATACCGTAATCCACATCACCACTGCCGCGGACAATGGTGTTGCTGTTGATGATGTTTTTATCGGAGCCAACGGTCGTTGACGCGCGCGTCATCGCTTGCAGGTCAATTGCACTGTTGTTTCCGCTGGCTCCGAAATTCGCCTCCCAGCAGATGTTGTGCACGATCTGGCTATATTGAACGCCTACCAGAACCACCGACTGCTTGCTTGGCCGGTAGATGATGTTGCCCATCACAAGCACGCCGTTGGTGGCCGTTGGTGGATCTGCCTCGGCCCCGCCAGCAAACAGGGAAACGCCGGCTCCATTGCCTGGTCCGATGAGGTTCCCACTGATGTTACACCGCCGCATTGCCCCAGAAGTGATGCCAGCTGCCTCCGCAAAGCTACCGTAGTTCTCGATGATGTTGCCGGTAACCGTCAACATGGTGGCAATGCCAGGGGTTCCTCCCGATGAGAACGACACATCGTCGATAAAGATGCCGGTACGCCCGGATCGACGAATCGTGTTGCCCGCGATGATGTTTCCAACACCCCCAACGTAAGTGAAGATCCCGTCGTTGCAGTTCTCGATTTCGTTATTGATGACCTTGCAGCCCAGCGGCCCGTAAGCGGCAGCCCCGCCACCGGTGAGGAAGACGCCGGCAGAGCCCCAGTTCTTCATGGTGCACAGCTCGATAACCACATCCTTTGGTGCGAACAACTCGAAGGCGCGGTTGGTGCCGTCAGTGATCAGTGGGTCAGGGCTCGCACCGATCAGGGTCAAGCCATGGAACTTGGCATCGGTCAGCGCGGTGCAGGCGAATGCCTCTTCGCCAATCGCCTCCTGATAGATCGTTGCGCCATAGCCGTAGTAACGGCCACCGTTCTTGGGGATCAAGTCGGCAGTGATGCGATAGCGGTTCTCACTGCCGCCGAAATCAAGGGGGCGCCCGTCGTTTATAGCGGCCTGCAAGCCGACAGTGTCGTCATGAATGCCATCACCGATCACGCCGGTGAAGTCCTTCACGCTGACGCGCTCGCGCATGCGTTCTTGAATGTTTCGGGCGATGGTGCCGATGCCCGACTGCAGGAACATCACGTTCGCTGCATCATTTATGGGGCCGGTACCGGGCAGGAACACGCTGTTCACGTAATTGACGATGTCGGCGAAGTTCGCGGCGCTCGTAGGGATCGAGTCTGCCGATGCGAGATTGGCGATTCCGTTTCCCTTGGCGCGATACATGCCGGCGCCGTCAACGTCGGTGGTGCCGAGGGTCAGCGCCCGTCCGCTGTAGCGGTACAACTGCTTGAGCGCCTGCCAGATTCGGTCGAAGTCATTGTTGACTGTGCGGGCCAGGAAGTCGCCGTTCTCCTGGTAGTCGTTCAGGCGCTCGAATGGCACATCGAGGGCAAGCAGGACATCGGCTCCGACCACTGGGGCTGTCGTGAATGTCACAGTGCTGGAAGGGTTGCCTACGCCGGCCTGCGAGTATCCGGAAGAGAGACGAACCCCATTGAGGTAGACGGCCAGGTCTGAGGCCTGGATAACCAGGAAAGGCACAGTAAAGATGGTGGTTACGCCGTTGCCGACATAGCGCTGCTCGGTTGGTCCTGCTGGAACTGCCATGGTTTGCCCCCTGGTGCTGGCGGGCTAGTAGTCGACTTGCACCTCATGCACGCCCGCATTGGTGCGCCAATGGTCCTGCCTGGCCTCTGTCGGTTTCCCGACTATTCGGCCAATGCGCACGGGGGTTTGGGCGATGGCACCGGAGCCGGAATCCAGGTAGTCGTCGTCCTGATCGGTGAGTGCCGGGTTGAAGTCGCGCATCTGGTCCCAGAGTGGGCCGCGCAGCACATCGACATGCGCCCACAGGAAGCGAGCGGACAATGGTGATTCCAGCGCGTCGAGGATGCGCTTTTGCTTGTTGGTGCTGCTGTGCTCTTCCCCTACCCCACAACCAGTACCCTTGAGGGCCTGGCGCAGGATGTTCGGCACGAAGCCGCCCGGGCCGTTGGTTTCCACCACCACCCGGGGGATCTGGTACTTGATGACCAGGTCGCGCACCTGCTGGACCTGGCCCCCAGTGATCTTGCCGGAGCCTTCATCGAAGGTGGCCAGCTCGCCCTCCAGGGCCTTGCACACCTGCCAGTACAATTGGCCGCGGGCGTCGGTCAGGATCAGCGAGAAGGCCGAAGCATCCGACTTCACCTTGCCCAGGGAGCAGTCCCAGTACGCGGCGGCGCCGACAATCTGGGTATTGCCCAGCCACATGGCGCAGGCACCGTTGGCATAGCGAATCTCCGGCTCGATGCCATAAGGGATCATGCGGGCCGGGTCGAGTCGTACCTCGGTGACCGGCTTGCTGTGCAGCTGGTACTGGCTGTCCCATTCGTTGATGGTGCGCGTCTCGATGCGGCGCTGCTCAAGCTCTTCCAGGGTGAAGCGCTTGGGCCAGGCGCTGCCTGCATAACAGTCAATCAGCGTTCCAGGCGGCTCGAAGAACTCGATGCCGGCCTCGATCAGCCGATAATCCTTGCCCTCCACCAGCACGCGGGCATGCTTGCCCACGGCAGAGAACACCACTTCCGGCTTGAATGGCAGCTGGTAGGTGGTGTCCTTGCCGTGTTCAATGCGGTGTTCATGCTTGAACATGCGGATGGTCAGGCAGTCCGCGCCCATGGCCTCAAGCTCGTCGTACAGGCTGTCATGGGTATGGGGCGTGCCGATGAACAGCTTGCCGCCGCCCGGCACCAGGATGTGCGTTTGTTCGCCCAGTCGGTACCGGAGCTTTTCCCTGGCCTCAGGCGTCTGGATGTTGCGCGGCACCTCTACATCGTCGTTCTGGCACTCATCGGCACGGGCCGAAGTGACGTTCGACAAGATGCCCTTGGCAAACATGGAGGCGTTACGGAAGTCGGCTGCACCCTCAACCCACCACTGTTCGACGGTGCCCTGGTTGGGCGGCAGCAGGTGACGGGTCAACGGGTGGTTGCGAATGACGTTCTGCGTGTCTCGGCTGGTCTTGTAGGCGGTACCGTCCGCCTCTGACTGGTGCAGGATGCGGAACTTCGGGTCTTTGTAGTACCGCCAGGCATTGTAAATCGCCAGGATGGTGGACTTGCCGAAACCCCGGAAACAACGCAAAACGGCCAGACGGCCCTTGGCCTCCAGCCAGATCAGTGCCTGCACATGTATGTCAGGCACGTCCCACCGCATCCGCTTTGCCCAGATCAGGAAGAAGACCAGCAGGCTTACCTTCTTCTCCGGATCAGTGGACATTACCGTTTCGCTGCATCCGCTCGATGATGGCTGCGGCTTCACGTTCGGCAGCAGCCAGTTCGCCGTCAAGCTCATCGACGGCGGCGCCAGCATCCGGAGCAGGCTTGTTGCGGTTCAAGATGCCAGCAATATTCACCGTCTTGAGCAGCAGCGTCATGGTGGCGGCAGCGTTCTTCTTGCACCAGTACCGGTCGCCCCGCTCCTGCTGGGTCAGCTCGCCCGGCTTCTTGTCGGCGCCTGGCCAGTTGTGCGGGTCAATCTCGTTGATCACCACTTCACCCAAGCGCTCGGTCAGCGCCTGCAGCCTTACGATCTGATCATCACGCATATCAGCGGCCTCCTACTGCTGCGCCCAGGTTTGGTGCGCGGTCTGGCGACATCTCGCCCGGTTCCCACCAGAACTCCTGCTTGAACTCCTTGCGCGCACGCTGGCGCATGCGGCGCATGTAACCGGGAGAGAAGTACTCTTGCAGCTGGTGGAAGATCATGTGGTCGGTGGCGGCCTTGGTGTACCAGAGGTTCGCCCCAGGGGTGTGACTCTTGACCAGGCGCACCAGGTTGCCGCCAGTGCTGTCTACATTCCCCTCGGCAGCTGTGCCTTTCAGCTTGAAGATGGCTTCAATGTCGCCGGCGATGGGGCCACCCAATGCCGCAAGTGCTGACTGGCCACCCTGCGTCTGGTCGCTGAACAGGAAGTCACCATAGAGGCCCAGTGAGCCACCCTTGAGAAATGCGGCGGCACCGAAACGCAGGCCTGGCACGCCCAGCAGCTTGTCGTCGACCATGTTCTTGGGGTCGCGGCCCATAGCCAGCTCACCCAGCTGAATGGCCATGCCGCCCAATACCGTGGTGCTGGCCATGAGCGCAGCCATGTAACCGGCCTTGCCCCAGCCGCTTTCCTGAGCCATGGCGCGGCGGAAGTGACGCATGATCATGGCGATGGAGAATGACTTGAACTGCCAGAAGCTGCGCGCCAGCTCTCCCTTGACGGTGCCGCGCTGCAGTCCGGCCTGCATGAATGAGCGCTCCCGAGCCCCCGGCTCGATGATTGCCATGTTGGTTTCATCCAGCACAGAGCCAAGCAACTTGGTGGCGGCCATGTCCTTTAGCCGTTTGGGCGTGCTCTTGTACTGCTGGGCCAGCGCGGTGAGCTGGGCATCAGGAATGCGGTAGATGCTGCCCGGGGTCAGCACCTCATCGCCGGCGCCGCGCCAATCCTCGGGCTGGGCCAGCCGCCACACCGACCAGTCCGCATCGGTCACGCCCATGTCCTGCAGCCGCTTGGCATCGGCGGCATCCATGCTGGCGAAGTCCTGGAAGCGGCGGGTCATGCTGCCGATGGTGTCCATCATGGTGGCGCCGAATGCGCGCTGGGCGCCGGCCGTAATGGCGTTCATGCCAGACAGCTGCATCACCTTGCTCGCGGCGGTCTGCGAGAACTTGGCGATGCGTCCCGAAATAGCCTCGGTGGTCCCCAGGCCATCAGCACCCCAGCGGTTCAAGCTGCCGATCATCTGGTTAAGGCCCAGGCCTGCTCGCTGGGCGAAGCGTCGATCCGTGGCGCTGGCGGGGTTCAGCATGCGCAGCTCATTGGCAAACACCTGCATTACCGGCATGCCGTTGAGGGATGCGGTAAGGCCCAGCGTGCCCTGGTCGGTTACCGAGGTTAGGACGGCGGAGCCCAGGCGGCTGGCCACGTTGAGCGCCCGATAGGTGTCGAAGCCATTGGCAATGGCCGCCGAGGCAGGCGGCTCGCGGGTGCCGGCCACTTCCTCATACAGGCTTTCTATCCGCTTGCGCTGGCTCTCCACTGCATCACGGGCTTTAGCGCCCTTCTTGCCTGGCACCTTCAAGGCCTTGTCCATCTGCTCTTTCTGCCCGGCTTCCAGGAAGTAGCGCATCTGGTGGTTGGGGTTGGGCCCAAGATTCTCGACCAGGGAGATATCCCGCGCAGCCCGGTCGATGTGGCCGATCAGCAGCTCAAGCAGGTTCTTGTCACCGTAGGCCTGTTGGGCAGCGATGAAGCTCTCGGCATCCTTGTAGTGGATCTGGCGGGACTCGCTGCCACGGTTGGCGCGCATGCCATTTCCGGCAACGGCACCGGGTTCCAGCTTGTTCATGCCGCCCGTGGCCAGCGTTTCCCAGGCATGGCCGAGGAAGTCACTCAGCTGCTGGTCGTTCATGGGCGTACCGTCTTCGTTCAGGTACTTGCCACGGTTTGCCCATTTAAGGTGATCGCTTACCCACTGCGCCTGGTCGCGGGCCACCTTCACCTGCGAATGATCGCGGGGCATTGCCCAGTCATCAAGCTTGCCCACATCGCCACCGGCACGGTTGAAGCGCAGGCGCAGCTGTTCGGTCACATCCTGGAAAGACTTGGCGGCAGCCTTGGCCGCTGGGTTTCCCGAGTCTTCGCCATGCAGCTCCTTCACCAGCGCCAGATTGCCTTCGCGGTTCTGGAACAGCCCCATGAACTTTCCTTTGGTCACATCGATGACATCGAGCATGCGGCTCAAGGCGTCGTCACGGATGGCGCGGGTTGCCGATTCAATGGAAAGGATGCCGCTCTTGCCATCGCTGGAGAATGCCAGCAGACGGTCGAGACCTTCGAGTGGCTGGTCTGGGAAGCGCTGCATGTAGCTCTGCACCCGGTCGTGCGCCAGAATGGTCAGCGCCACGCGCTTCTTCTTGAGGTCAGCTTCGGCCACCAGGTCTTGAGCGGACTTGCGGGCGGCTTCGGTCAGGCGGTCGGCGGCAGATTTGGATTGCCACTGCGGGTCAGTCTGCGCCAGCTGCTTCATGTTCTGGCGTACCCGGTTCTCGATGCCCTTGATTTCCTGCTGGTTGAGCGTGCGGCCAATCGCCTGCGTGACGGCCTGGATACATTCGGGACGCATGGGCTTGCTCCTTGGGGAATGGAGCAAGCCCATGC